CACCAGTCAAGGTCACTCAGCAGGAGTCCGTGCCACAAAATGACACAATCTTCCCAACTTCAGAACCAGAAGTCGAAGAGCATAATTTTGAATCACGTGTCGAAGTTCCACAAAAGAGAGAAGTTACCAGCTTTGCCGACATTGGTGTGCAATCGCGTACAGGTGGTCAAGAATTGCTGACCATGCGTGATCGTATGTATGACCGAGGCATCATGAACAACCTTTCCCCAATTGAAAAGCAATTGGTTGGTCCAGGTTTGGGTGTTGGTGCCGAAGTTCCAGCCGTCGGTGGTTATCAGCAAATGTTCAGAGTTAACCCAATTAACGTTGGTGAATACAGACTTACAACACTTCCAGGCCGATCAGGTCCAGCTTTGGACATTACTGGTGGTCGTCGCGCGGCTGTTGGTCAATTGACCCACAATATGCCAGAAAAGACCGCTTACTTGCCCTCGAGACTCCCAAATATGGGTGGTCGTGCTCAGGGTATGTCTGGTGTCACCCCACGGGCGAGCCATCAAAAGACTATGCGAACCACCAATCGTGCCGAAACTGGTCTTCGTTCGGATGGCCTCGGCTTCAATGGCGCTAAGCGTTTCACATCTGCTTTGGCTGTCTCGCAAGATCCAACCAGATTCAAGAGTGATCGTAACGACCAACAATACATATATGCTAACCAACCAGCACCAGGCATTCACAGCTTCCACGGTGCCTACACGAATAGCGCAGCTGTCCAAGTTTCTGCGAAGACTAACGAGGAGTTGATGAAGTATGGTTTCCGTCCAGAAGACCGCAGAGGTAAGGCGAACCGTATGGGTAACCCAGGAAGAATGAATGTTACCCAAACTCGTGGTCACTTGACAGCTGTTCGTGCCGATACTACTCGCATCGATGGACGTGTCAACGCTGCGAATGGTGGCTGGACTCAACAATACCAACAAAAGCCTTTCCACCAGTTCAACGCTTACAAGTGCAACGAAAACCCATACGCGAGGAATTTGGATTTGGCGAAGAAGCAACTTCACAACAACCCATTGGCGCACAGCCTCTCTTAAATTTTAAATTCATTGGATTAGACAAAAACAATCATTAAAATTATATACCCTAATTTTAATGAAGGTTCATACCCTTGATATAGACAGTAGTGAACGCGACACTTTGGTATACCCAAACGCAAATAACTATGTCATAAGTTTGAAAAATCCTATTTATGACGTGTCCAAAATAACTTTGATTTCAGCACGAATTCCAACACCACAATTGCTTGTGAATGCTTCAAACAAAACATTTAGTGTTGATGGTACCGATATTACTTTGGATATGACAAACTATACAAATGGTACCGATCTTGCTACAGACCTGGACCTCAAACTTCAACCACCAAGTTCGAATGTAGATTCTGTTGTGTTTGATACTGATACAAATACCCTCATCTTTTCAAATACATCAGCGGGAACACACGACTTTACATTTGAATTTTATTCGGGAACAAATGGATACACAAGTGATAGATCTTCCCTCGCCACACCCCACCAATTATTGGGTCTCTCTTCAAAAGATACCAGTTCAACAAGTAATGTATTGACTTCGGGTGCTATAAACTTGGATGGACCAAATTCACTTGTTCTTCGTTTGAGCGCCGGTTCAGATGAGTTTAATAAATTAGTGTATTCTTCGACTCCATTCTATACAGGTCATATACTTACAAATGGGACAAGTGTTATTAATTATAACGGTGCGGATGATCCACTTGCACATCAATTTCACACAGGTGCACAAAAATATGTTAGAGACATACGAGTTGAATTTTTCTATGTGAGTCACGGACGACTCATTCCATACGATTTCAGAAATCAAGATCACATTTTGAAATTTGAAATCGAGTGTTCAACTGATAAATTGGAGAATCTTCCCAAAGTTTCACCCGATGTTGTAAAAAGGACGCTTCCGCCACCAGTAAGCATTCCTGTATTAGAGAATCCTTATAGATGGAATGTTTATCTATCTATCTTTGCAGTAGTATGCATTGGTGTTATGCTTCTTCTATCGATGAAACGTAAACCACCGCCTACTGGGTAATCGCGTACACTGGTTGAGCTGGCTTGGAGACACGCTTGGAGACGCTTGAGATGGTCAAGTAGACGACAATGCTCAAGAGGGTGGTCAACACCGCGACGAGGGTGTACTGGGCACCGCTGTTCTTTGGCACCTTGATGAGTTGCTGGAGAATCCAACGGACGAGGTCGTTCCAGCTGAGGGCCGCGGCGAAGGAGAAGCCGGCGACAATCGCGTTAAGGGATTGGGTTTCCAATTCTTGGGTCACGAGGTTGACAGTTTCAATCGCGGTATCCATGGTGAGTGTTTTATATATTACACTGGGAAAATTTATTCTGGTAGAAGTTCTTCTTCATAAATGCGTTTGTACTTTTTGGGTGTGATTGGTTTCTTTGACTGGGTGAACATCTGTTCATCGTCTGAGGAATCTCCATCGGAACTTGAATCGGTGTCATCGTCACCTTGGACTTTGAATGACTTATATTCAGAAATCGTCCAACCCTCCGGATCCGATGTACTCATTACTATTAATAGCATTTTTTAACATCTCTTCCACCGGACTTTGTGGTTGCCACTCATCCCAACGATCGTAAGCGTCATTCATTGCTTTAAACGTAGGATCTTCTCCTGAATAACGCTCAAAGACTGGGCAGTCTTCTGGTGAAAGTTCTTCAACACTTTCTTCATCCGAAGAATCTTCTTGATCTTCATAGATATCTGGGAACATTGAACCAATACTTTCACCAACTTTATGCATAGCACAATACTTAATCGCATATTCCATATCTTCTCCTGTGACTGCATCACGGCCACAAGCTTTGGAATATTCGCAAGCAAAGAGCATACTCTTTTCGAGAACAGGTGTTAAAATGCCAATTAAAGCGTTTGCTTGTGCATTTTCATACTCACCAGAAGTTTCACCGAAGCCGGTTTTCATCATCTTTACTACTATTACGAATTAAAAAGTGTGGTCGCAATTCCCCCACCTACACGCAAAATGTTGTAGCTCAATGCGTAGACACGTATTTGTCTTGCATATGACGTACAAGGGGTCATACTTAGGTTGAGTATTTGTTCTTTTACGATACTGAAGTTGACTTGACCAGTTGGATACCATTTCTCTGGTTCACACGCAAAACTATAAGAATAGAATCTTCGTATCAATTGTGTCTTTGAGTGATGAATGGCACCTTGTACAGCTTTCAAAAATATAACATTTCCCGTTTCCTCGGTAATAATGTCTTGTCCATCAAGTGTCATCTCTAAATAGTCCAAATTTTCATAAAGTACAAGTTTATTCCCAGATACTGTGAGTGTATTATCATAATCAAATGGTGTGACACCCTGCCTCTGAATTACAAAATACAACTCTTTCACAGGATTTATAAAACTCATTTTGAATCTTCCAGAGTTGACATTTTGTCCCACGTCAAATGTATTTTGTTGGAGCTGTGTGATAATGTAATCTCTCTTTGATGTTTTTATCTTGGCGCGCTCGTGACAGTCAACAAATATAATTTCGCTACACAATTGTAAATCTGTTATTTCCGGAACTACAAGGGGGTCTTTGTATATACCATCGGAAGCGTCAACAATTACATCTCGATAATTTCTCAACTTTATTTCAACTTCAATCTCTTGTTTTGTGATGGCACACAGAGGTATCGCAAGTTTTGGATTATTGTAAAAGTAGAAGGGTAAATCCACAAAGTATTCTTGTTCTGTGACCGCCTTTCCCAAGTACCCCACAATAGTTGGGTCTGCAACCGGAAGGGCTGATGTTCGAAGTGGATATTTACCAATCAACTTCTCAAGCGCCTTTTGCTTTGTTTGTGTGACATTGTGTTCTGAATAGATTTGCAAATAGTCACTTGTAAGTCTCTGCACAACCTTTCCACCTATGATGATATCGGCATACTCTATCAGAGCGTGGCCAATGGACTCAATGTATCCTATGTTATAGGAGAAAGATTGTAGAAGTGGCAAGGTTACCTTAACACTCAACGTTTTGAGAAGATCGCCCTGGTTTTGTGGAATTGTAAACTTTACTTTTTTTCCAAAGTCTGCTTCATTCTGTGGCTTCGTGTAGACATATTCCGTAGAATAATTCGAATGTCTCTTGAAACTTTGGAGAAAATGTGTGTAATCTGGGTCGAGCGTAAAGAACCTGTCTTGAGGTCCAGAAGTCTCGAGCTGAACACGACCAGCCATTACTAATATAACAATCTAAAATTTTAAACCGGCTAAACCACTTTCAAAACGAAGAACATTGTAATTTACTGCATACACATGAACTTCGTTTGCGTATACTGGAGAGGCTGGTTCTATTTCTATAGTGAATAATTTGTGTATTATACGACTCATGTTCACTTGACCTGTTGGATAGTGTACTTCCGGCTGCAACGAGAAACTGTACATACCAAAGTCAGATTTCAGTTGAATACCGCCAACCAAAGGTGCAATAGTGTTTAATACAAGTGGTGAGTTTGTATGGTGTTTGAGGGCTTGTTCATATACCAAAAATTTATTGGAATCACTAAATACAACTTCATTATTGAATCTTAATTCTGCATGTTTAATTGTGGTGTATTCATTTGGACTATTAAGTGTCGCACTAAAACTTTGGGGGGTACAGGTGAAAAACAGTTCTCTCACGGGATGTTTAAAATTTAACATGACACTCTTTTTAGTCTCCGCGGGCTTCATTTTGAACTGTGACAATTGAAGTTGAGTAATCACATATTCGACAGGTCTCGACATTAAAAAGTTCTTTTCATCGTTTTCAACGTATATAAACTCCGCGTCGAGTGACATCTTTTTGATACTAGCCACTGCATTTGCTGGTGCACCCGCAAATATTAATTCTGAGAGTGGTCTCAATTTAATTCTCACTTCAACTTGTTGCTTTGTGAGAGCACACGTTGGTATGGCTAGGGATGGATTCCTGTAAAAGTAAAAGGGTAGATCCAAATAATATGTGTAATCGCCTGTGTATGTCAAAAAGTTACCGTGTCCATTCAGAAAATACAACGTTTGGGTTGTATCATCATTTGTATTGTGAAGTTGCTGATGTAAATAAATGTATTCACCGGTAATCTTTTCAATGACCTGACCACCTATCACAAGTTCTACATATTCTAAGAGATTTGAGCAAATAGAAGGTGTCCAGTATACATCATTGTATCCGGGTGTATCTGGCAAAGGATCACTTAAAGTTATTTTCAAGTTCATGTTTTTTATCAAATCCCCTTTGTCACTTGGAACTCGACAAGTAACAATTTGACCAAAATCCATCGTTCCATCGAACTGATTTTCAAAGTAATCTATGGCAAACTTTGTATGTCTTTTGAAATTCATCAGGAAATATGAAAACTGTGGATCTCCTGTGAGCCATTGATCTTGGACTCCAGTGGTGGCAAGTCTTAATCGACCAGACATTCCTACTTTATGTGAGTAAAATTTTGCTAAATAAAACGGGACACTAATGTAGAATGAATCTTCAGTTGAGGAAATTCAAACCCGAGACGATGACTGACGATCGGGTGTGTGTTTTTGTGGGGAAGCGGAACACAGGGAAGTCGACCCTTGTGAAAGACATAATGTACTACAAAAAACACTTACCAGCCGGGATCGTGTTGTCTGGTACAGAAGAAGGTAACCATTTCTATTCAGAATTTGTTCCCGATTTGTTTGTGTATGGCGACTATGATAGAGATGCGATAGAACGTGTAATGTCCAGGCAGCGTAAATTGGTGGGTGCGGGTAAAACAAATTGTGGAGCTTTCATGCTTCTTGATGATTGTATGTACGATAGCAAATTTCTTAAGGATACGTGTATCCGTCAATGTTTCATGAATGGTCGCCACTGGAAGATCTTCTTTATGTTGACGATGCAATATGTGATGGATCTTCCACCGGCTTTGCGTGCCAATGTGGATTATGTGTTTGTTCTCAGGGAAAACATCATACAAAACAGAGAAAAACTCTATAAGTCATTTTTTGGAATCTTTCCAACTTTTGATATGTTTAATAAGGTAATGGACGCTTGTACAGAGAACTATGAATGTTTAGTGCTAGATAATACAGTTAAATCTAACAAGATCCAAGATTGTGTATTTTGGTACAAAGCAACACTAAGAAAGAACTTTAGAGTTGGTAGTCCAGATCTCTGGAGACTTCACCAGAAAATGTACAATCCAAAATACCTCCAACAGAAGGAAGATGATGCCAAAAAGGCTACGAAGAAGACAAATCTCAAAATCACAAAGACTAAATAACAGGCCGCGTCACTCACAAGTTTCAAAAACATAGTAGTATACTAAATGGCTACGGACGTTAATACCATGAATCTTTCAGACAACGGAGATGGAATGGTCCCATTGAGTGAAAATAACCGTTCGACGAGTTTTATAGATAATCGAGCGTCAATGGAACAGGAAAAAAATGTAAGTCAAAATAAACAGACAATGGACTCTACTCCAATCAGTGATATCATGATGGAACCACCAATGATGGCGGATGAGCCAAGAATGCAAGGCATGATGCCACAAATGACTGCTCCAAACCCCCAGGGTGGATATGCTCCAATGCAACAACAAGAAAAGAAGGAGCCAGAAAGCAAGAATCCACTCAATCTCACTGATGATCAACTCATCGCTCTTATCGCGGGTGTCGCGGCGGCTGTTGCCGTTTCTAAGCCAGTTCAAGACAAGCTAGTCACTTCTGTGCCAAAGTTCCTTAACGAACAAGGCGCCCGAAGCATGGTTGGCTTGGCTTCAACCGGAGCGGTTGCGGCTATTGTCTTCTACTTGACGAAGAATTACATCATAAAGCCCTGATTGTTTGATTCCCAACCCATATTTGAATAGATCGAGTTATCAATACCTGAATAGTAGGTAAACAAAGCTCCAACGGTAAATGCCGTCATGAGCAAGGCACTCAACTTAAGCGTCTTGCTTCTGTCACTTCCGTAATTCTCCACAGCATCCTTCGTATCGGTCCAAAACCTGTTTACCAAAAAGGTAATAAGAAACGCGATCAGTGTTGTCATGAAGACGAACAAACGATCGACCGCAAGTCTTGGAACACTCCCAATCACGTGTCTGAAAATATTTGGAATAACGAATGTCATGAGAGTCAAATTCGCGTAGTAATTATTACTCATGTGTGGTATAACAGTTATCGCATATATCACGAGGTAGTATATGATAACCGCCAACAGTGTAATGAAGGGTGTTCTCATTTAGTATATTTGAAGAATATTATTTATCCTGTATATGTTCTCCACAGAATTTGGTACGTTCGGGAATTTTTTGATAGATTCCAAGTTGAATACAAATGTCTCTAAGTTCTACATAGTTGGCCCAGAATTCTTCTGAGTGAGAATATTCATCTACTGTGCAATGTGCTAATTCATGAATAAGTACATGAAAGATTTCATTGGGAGTTCCATCGAGGCATATGGCTATTTCTTGACCCTTGTTTGTATTGTAACCCACACCATTACGCATTCTCTTTACAGCTGTGATTGGAACGCACCTGGTGAGCATCTTGAACTTTTCATTTTTCGTCTCAGTGAGATGCTCGCGGAGCACTCCATATTTTTCCTTTACCTCTACAAGTTCCTGGGGTTCTCGCGTGTGCTGAAGTATCCACAAGTTTATGATGAACAATACAATGAACAAGATCATCTCTTATATACAAAGATAAATTTACTGTATAACTCTGATATGGGATTTCCTGTAAGACCCTCCCAGAGTTCTAGACTAAAACCCATCTCTTCTAGATGTGTGACAAGAAGGTCCTTATAAGCTATTGGCTCAGATTTGGCACCGTCTGCATAAAATGGGGTGTCTGCCAAGTTTACAAATAACTTTTCCCCAAAACCTCCCATACCCTTTGACTTCATTACAAAGAAATTCCCCATATCATCTTTGTAAGGTGTTCTAAATATGATTTTTTCAGAATCTGGGATGATACCTATGAGTTTTGCCCCAGGTTTCATTCTCTTTTTGATCTCCCTAATTGAACTAAAAAATTTGTCCCTCGTTTCGAAAATATAGTGAAGTGAAAAATTATAACACACAATGTCAAATTTTCTGTTTGGGCAATTGTGTATGTCACCTTCGTAAAAATTTACACGCATATGCATATTTTTAGCGCGACTCTTGGCCTCCACGAGGGCCGAGGGTTCTGGATCACACATACTCATATTCGCCCCACATTTGTGCCACTTTTGAAGATCTCCACCGAAACCACAACCAACGTCGAGTATCTGCTGACCATTTTGAGTCACCCATTGTATAAGTTCCCGTTTGGCATCATTGTGGTTACGGCGAATTTCTTCCATGGTTTTTATGGAATCTTTATGTTTATATCTGTTTTATTAATTTCACAGTTTCGTTCCCAATCAAATATGTGATAATTTACGTACCCAGATCCCTTCAAAAACCTGTGTCTTTTCAACATATCTTCATCGTGTACGACGTCTAAGGTGTTGAAAACATCAAAACCTTCGTTTTTTGCCAATAAAAATGCATCATTAAAATTATCTCCTGTCATATAGAATAAATATGCCTGATTAATAGTTTCCGATTTTCCAACTACATCATATGGAACACTATAAAACGAAACAAATTCGTTCGACTCATCGTTGAGATACGAATATATCACATTATCACGTGGTAAAAACCAATGTTTAACCCAAGATTCGTTTACGACAGGTGCAACTTTAAAATTTTTAAAGTAGTCTTTTAGTATCTGTGTTACTTTTGTAACATCTTTTGTTGTCATTTTTCTAAAATAAGATCTACCTCGAATTTCAAACATTTTTGTTTTGGGTTGGTTTGTTTCATAAAACCCACATCTAGATAATTTACTTATATTAATTAGTCTATGCCAATATGAAGCTTTCAGAATAGAACCTGGTATTGAATTATGTATAGTAGCGATCGATTGATTTCTATTTTTACTTTCAGAAACACGTTTTGCTTCTGTCACGAGATAACCAACGAGTTTTCTGTTTCTATAGTCTTTGTGAACACATAAAAAGTTTACTTGTACAGCTCTCACTTCTTTATCATTTAGTTTCATATTTAGTGGTGTCAAAGATATAAGACCTATTAATTTTTGTGTATCTTTGTGATTTATACATATATTTTGATGTCCAGGTACTTCTATTGCCCATCGCAAACTTTCTAATGTATATCTCAACTTAAAATCATCATCTGAAACATAATTCTCCTTTAGGAATTCGTAAATTGATTCGAGTGAATGCATCGACCATTCAAAATCTTCGGGGAGTTTTTGTGGTTCGGTAGTTTTAATACGCTTCTCACTGAATCCAGTTGCCCAAGTTTGTTTGTCCCAGAACTCGTGCATATATAGAATTTATCTTCACACTTTTAAGTAAGCTTAAAGTTTTGGTTCGAATAATGAACATAATACCATGTCTCTTGAACAAGACTACACTACCGTTCCAGGTCAATTGTTTGCGTGCCTCTCTGTCGTCGGTCCAGAAGCCCCACAAAAGAATGATAAGTTTGGTATCAAGATTCGAGGTGCTTTTGCGACCCGTGACGAAGCCGCAAACCACGCGAAGCGTCTTCAAAAGGAAGATAGTACCTTCGATATCTACGTCGTTGATATGTACAAGTGGCTGTTAATTCCACCAGACAACACAAAGATCGATGACGTGCACTACACGAATGAAAAGTTGGAAGAAATTATGACCGGTTACAAGGAAAACCAATCCCAAGCTGCGCGTATGTTCCAAGAACGCAAGAATGCGATGATGGAGGCGAAGGACTACATCGCACCCGGAGACGATAACTCCAAGTTCTACACGAAGCCTGACGAAGCGCCAATCAGCCACCCAGCCGAAGTTTTGGAGCGTCTCCAAAAGGAAAAGCCAGACACCCCAATGGAGGAGCTTGTCAAGGAAGCCGATGAAATTGTCGCCTCCGAGATTGAGGAGCGACGCAAGAAGCGTGAGGCCGAGGCTGAGGCCGAATCCACAGAAGCTAAGATTGAAGAAACCAAGGAAGAGGGGGAACCAGAAGTATCGTCCGCGTAATTGAAAAAAAATATAGTATAATTTTAAAACAAAATGTTTAAGATAATCGTCACGATCATACTAACATCGGCTTTCTTTATTTTGTTTTTCACACCAAAAATGAAAATTCAAAACAAAACAAAGAAAAGGGTGAAACGCGTGAGAGAGGAACCTAGTACGACGAAGGGGTTTATTGAGGATACGTATCGTGGACCTATCACAGATCGTTTCATACCCCCAAGGGTTGGTAAAACTGGAACATTTGTGGGATATACAGATGTTCCAGAGTACAGCTGGTTGCATGGTTTTCCACACACCAAAATTAGTAAAGAAGAATTGGCGAAAGGTAAGGCGAAGCCAAAACCAAAACCAAAGACACCACCCAAAAAAATGGGTAAAAAGGCTAAGATGGCTCGCGTAGAAAAGGGTGGTACAAATATTGCTCTCGCTACAAATTAAGTGTATCTAAGTATTACTGGCTGCATGGTTTTACCCATAAAAAATCCCAATAGAAATACTGCAAATGCAATTATCCACGTAGATTTTTCGATGTTTGAAAAGATATCCGTCTTTTCTGGTTGTTGATAAATCATTTGTTGAGGTGGAGGTTGATAATAATATGGATCGATCTGTGTACTATCATCGAGATGGTCGTTTCCTCTGTCATTATCAATTTTTTCATCCCTGAGAGGTTCAACGGATGGATCATAATCAATTGGATTTCCAATGTCCGTTTCCATTTTTAATTATAGCAATTGATTTTTTTAAGTCTATTCTTCCTCACTTTCATCGTCATCGCCATCGTCGTCTACAACGAAACCCTCTAAGTTTCCATTTTCATCCTCGTCATCGTAATCATCTTCATCTTCGTCTGAGTATACTTCGTCCTCTGTATCCAATTCTGAATCAAAATCTGTATCGTATTCGTCTTCTGCGTAATCGTCCTCAAAATTACTCTCAGTTGGCTGAAAAACCTCTGGCTTTTTTATTTTGCGCCCAGATCTTGTTTTAATGTCTTGCATTTTATATAAATAAAGACTCTTGTTTAAGTATCTTTTCGTGAATTTCTTCCCTAATATCTAAGTCGGCGTATAATGCAAGCTCTTCGATGCTATTTAATGCATTTACAAGGAATACACGCTCCCTCGTGTCTTGATACTTCTTTTTGTTTTCCAAATAGTTCTTGTACAAATCTGGATGAATTCCGGAATATTCGTGGAACATATCTGGCTTAAATTGGTTCAATCTATCTTCAATATCTGACATAAATGATGATATAAGATAGATGGAGGCTCCAACTAAAAAGAGTGCCATTCTTCTGATATTGCCGTTTATTTTTTTTGTGATGAATACAAGTTAGTAACGACACTGGCACTCAATATATGCGTTTTAGGTTTTTGTTTCTTACATACGGGACATTTCTGTGTAATCTTGTTTTTGTTAATTATGTAATTCATTGTAGCTTCTTCATGGTTACCCTTGATAGTTTCACAATAATTTGATGTGGTAGTGACAAAGTATTCTGATTTATTTCTCTTTAGGTTTATCACGGTGGTATCCCCTTGACCTTCCATAAATCTTCTCATATATGATTGAAGTTGTGGTTTCACATCAACTTGTTTAATTTCTGGGTTTTCTTCAATTTTTTTCATCACTGGACACGAAGATAATTCAGATCTATCTTCATAAAGTTTGTCAATAATTTTGGAATGTAATTCATGTCTTCTCCCGTAAAAATCTTTGCAAAATCCATCTCGTCTTTCACGAATAGTTTCACATCTACAGAAACATTTCTGTGCGATCACACGACCACTGATATAAAACCAAACATGATTTGAACCATGTTCTCTCTTCAAATTTTCACAATATTTTGATGTCGTTGAGACCAAATATGTATTTTTGTGTCTAAACATTTTTGTCACGATGGCGCTACCCTGCCCTTCCATATTTTTCTGAATAAAATCTTGGACCATTTCCTTGACCTCCTCATCGTGTAATTCATCTTTTGTTTGGGCATCTGTGAATGCACCCTCCTTAACAGACACAGACGGATGTTCAACCGTGACAAAATCGGTTCGTTCGGTTCGAACAGTGGCCATCTTCAATATATCAATGTCTGGATATTGTTCAATCCTCCGCAAAGCACTGAGTGGACCATTCTCATAAATGAAGAGGGGTAAATATGCACCTTCCACGACACCCTTACTTATTTTGTGGGACCACGGCATGCGTAAACCACTCCCCTTTGTCTTTCTAGTAAGATCACCATAGACCGATGAATCTATGACTGCATTCCAATCTGGTCCCCCTTTTGCCTTTGAAAGTGCAACTAGAATGTGTTGACGAAGAGCCAAAGCCGATGCTTGATTCACCACATAATCTGGCCAATTTAGGTGCACTCCCGTTTTTATGTACTCCCCGGATGGTTTGGGTTGAGACACTGAAACGAGACACTTCTTACCCCCATGGCGTTTGACCTTGTCACAGATAATCTTGCAAATGTCTCGAATTTCTTCAATCGTAAGTGCTTGATCATCTTTGTAATCAATGTCTACGAAAAAGTTATATGTGGGTGTCTTTTGTTCGACCACAAAAAGCTTTTCACCGGAACGAACGGCCTCTATGTACTTGTGGTTAAATTCATTCAATCTATCAAAGGGTACGGATATGGATCCACGATCCATAAACACATGTGATACATTGGGTTTTTTGTAGAAATTTTGTTCTATACACCACTTTTTAAACATACCTTTGTAATGCCTCTATTCTCTATACCTTGCCATGCAAGATACATCTGGAAATTCCATTGTTTCAGCCAAGTGCTTCTTAATGGTTAAAAGCTCATACACAGTCTTTTCACCATTTTCAGTCACCCAGTCTTCAATTTCATCGTCACCGAGGCCTCTATTCGTTTTCAAGAGTTCCTTAATCTGCATTAAAATGTAAGCCTTTGACTTCATTCTACTTAATAGAAAACTTTTTTCTATTTAGAGAAGTCACACACGCGTAAAATTCGGGATTTTTAAGAACGTTGTCCACGATGAGCTTCCAACGTTTTCTGGAGTTAAATTCTTCGAGGGTATCAAAACTCATATAATCATTTTCATCAAAAGTTTTCTTTATTGGTTGTTTCTGTATCTTCTTCAAATTTGTTTTTTGCTTTTCTTCGTAAAACTTCTTTACGAGTGCCTGTTGTTCGCTCCGCTTGTAGTCCACAAAGAATACAAAAACATTGTATT